TAGCTATACGGGTAGCTAACAGGCTAGCTATATCAGCTCTGTAATTATCACCCTTACCTATACACTCACCTAACTTAGGTAGTACCTCCTCTTCTTTACCAAGAACTATGTCCTTTGGTGTAACTAGTTTGTCTAGTTTGTTATTAATAAACGTCGTAAACATAGAAGCAAACTCATTACCAACAGAACCTTCACCAATCATTTGGATTAGCGGCAACTGGTCTTCAAATACTTTTATACTTGATATAGCATTAAAGAATGTTGATATAGAACGTGCGTTAGTTTCTTGTGTAACTAGCTCAGGATGCATCAACAAAAAGTTAATACAACGAGTGTCAATATCATTTTCCTCAGCCCATCTAGCCCACACATTTATATCAAACTTAAGGTTTGCTGTAATGTAACGAGTCTTCTGAGCAGCATCAACAGAGTTTACCATATAGTCACCATTATCAGGATTTGCAGTCAAAATAATATGCCAGTCTTTTGGAAGAGTCCAAGAGATATATTGCTGCCTATCTACCAACTCCATACATGCTTGGATAAACCTAACATCTGCACGGTTCCAGTCATCAAGAAGCAACACACCGCCAGCCTTCTTGTCTGCAATCCACTCCGGTGCACTATATGACATCTTGCTTTTACCTGTAGTTTTCCAACCATCACTAGAATAATCTTTTACTGCTACCTCATCAACCCACTTACCTATCTTCTTACCATCTTTTGTAGTCCACATTTGGAACTGTTTTATAGGGAAACCTACAAGGTCACCTAACTCCTCAATCTGTGCTAGGTTTAGTTTTACAAAGTCTAGATTGTGGGCTCTAGACATGTCCATAATAGATGTAGTCTTTCCAATACCAGACTCACCTACAACCTCCACTGCTACAGGCTTTTTGCCTTGTGCTTGCAGTGCACGGTTGTTTGTAATAATATGATCTACAAAATCCTGTAGCTCATCAATGTTTAAATTTACTTGGTTCATAATTATATTGTTTAATTGATTAATTTAATTGAATTTTAATTCCAGTCAACTCTTCGTTGATTCTAGAACGTGAGCTATGCACCCACAATGCGTTCTTTGGACAATTGTCCGGGTTAGGAGCCTCACCATCAGTAAGACATATAAAAGCAGAGTATCTATTCTTAGGGTCATTGTAATGATCTGTAACAGGCTGAAAGCATGTACCACCTCTACCTTTTATTTCCCAATGTTTTTTAGGATTAAACTCCTCTACACTAGTCAGTTGTGTGTCAAACTGTGCAACTGTTATTTTATTACCAGTTCTATGCATGTGTACTAGCTCATTCATAAACTCTACTAGTTCTTTGCTGCTAACGGACCCTGAAGTATCAACACCTACAAGAACATGATTCCTGTGTTTTATCTTAAGACCCGGGTTACCTGAGTATCTCTTGTTATACTTTCTACGCAGCTTTTTAGTATAGATTTTAGATGCGTTGTTAATAAACCTTTTAAGATACTGTTTCCAATTGAACTTAGGAGGTTCTACCTTAAATAGTCTCTCGATAATCTCTGCTAGTTCCCCCGGTATTGTACCGTGCTTCTTCTGTATCTCTTCTGCAGTAGTTTTCATCTGATGCTCATACTGCTTTTGCACTAGCTTCTTTGATGCTTCAGGTAACTCTGTAACTTCTTCCCAATGTTTGTGACAATACTGACTATTGCCATTCATCTGGTCTAGTATATTCTGCAATGCATCACAACTACTGTTCCCTTTTTTATCCATAGTTTGCTGCAGAAGTTTATAATACTCACCGGTACCAGCTTTTCTTGGAAGTCTAAGTTCTTTAAATGTATCCAAAGTCAGCCCGCCAGCTGGCAGCATGTTACGATCTATATATTGATTGATTTCTATATCTGCAGCTATGTTAAATAGCTTTTTATCAGGATATTTATCTGCCAAGATAAGATGACCGAAAGCTATATGCAATAGCTCATGTTTTAGCAGGCCTTGTTGATGTAGCTCACTAAGCTCTGCAAAGAAATCCGGATTTATAACAAGCCGCATTCCTATGCCGTGTTTTCCTACACCTGCAGTATCACAATCTTTAGTGAATTCTTTTTGTAATCCAATAAGAAAGATACCGTAGAAAGGCTCTGAGAATATTAATGTCTTTGATATTCTAGAGAGTTGATCTTGTACTGTTCTCATGTTTAATTTAAAATATATACCTAATTGTATTCCAAGGTATGATTTGGTTATGTAATTGTTTGAATTGTCTTATATACTCAGATTTTAGACTGAGTTTGTATCTAGTATTTTCTCCACCATACTGTGAAACTTTTGTTTCCTGTTTCTCAGCAACCCACAGATCTATCTCTGTTTCAGGGTGCCTTGCTAGGTTAATAACATGTTTCTTAAAGTTGTGTGTAAGAAATATAACCTCTGACAACACTTGGTTTTTGTACTGCACATAGTCATTTACCATATTAAATAGATTTGCATAGTCTTCTAGCCATCCGTCGTATACTATAACAGGACTAAAATTTATATGCACATCATAACCAGCATCTATAAATGCATCGATAGCTTTTATTCTATCTATAATCTTAGAAGTGCTTGGTTCATGTAGGTCTGACTTGTGCTGTGGCATAAGACTGTATCTTATACGCACTTTACCTTGCGGGTCAAATGAGGTTAGTTTAGGATTTACATATTTTGTAGCAAAACTACCCATAGCAATAGGATGGTCTCGAAAGAATTCAAATATCTTTTCCCACTGATGGTGTTTTGCATGCAGAGCAAAATCCTCATTGCAGCTTATATCATATGTTGTGTACTCTGCGTGTGTCTGATTAGGTTTATCTACAGGTGTAAAGTATGCATGGTTATTTATAGCTGTAAGTATATCTCCTGTGTTAGTTGCTACAGTAAGACCTTTATCTTTATGTCTTTTCATGTAGCAATAAGAACAGTTATACAAACAGCCATAACCAAAGCTTGGACTAATAAAATCTGTAGATCTACCTGAAGGTCTAATAAGCATAGACTTTCTGGTGACCTTATCTATCATCTCTCATCTCTTTCTCCATCTGCCATCATCTCAGCATAAGCTTCTTTTCTAGCAGCTTCGTATTCATAGTCTTCTATAGGCACACAATGTTCTTTGCATTCTGAGCAAATATCACACTCATCTGTCAAGTCATGACAATATAAGTTTGCACCACAACAGTTGCTTACCATAGAGTATCCGTAACCGTCGTCTATTGGGTTACCTAATTTCCAGTCATCGTAATTCATAATTTTATATTTAATTGATTTATAATTTTCTCATTCTATCTGTATTGCTGAGTCTACGCTCTAGCTCTTTACTTATTGTTTTGCGTATAAAAACATTATGAACATTAAATCTTTCTACCATCTCTTTAGTGCTATTAGCATAAGGATGACTAAAAAAGTATTCAATTATTTTTTTAGCTAACAATTTCTGTTGTCTTTTAGACAGTGCTTTTCTCTTTTTCATAGTCTAATAAAAAGAAAGAGGGGAGGAATTGTAATCACACACAAAGTATAACCGCTCAGTTATTAATTAAATTACTAACCTCCCCTCAATCTATAGTTGTTTTATAATATCTACAACCTCGTCAACTTGTTTTTTATTTCTAGGCATAAACAAGACATAACGATGTTGCTCATCTTTAAGATGCTTTTTAAATAACTTCCACCTTAATGGAAAAGACTCATTGGCATATCCTTTTGTTTCTATAATAAACTTACCATCAGGATCTACAAAATCAGGTGTATATGTTATAGGTCTAATTTTAGATCCTTTGTTATATAACTTTTTAGCTGTACCCTCATAACAAGCTTGTGGATAAACAGTAGCAGGAAATATAGTAAATGTATGTTGCTCATAATCTACCGGTATCTTTGCTTCTTCTAGTTGTTTGTAACAATATAGTTCTAAATTAGATTGAAACTGCTTGCCATCATATACTGACTTCTTAGCATTTTTTACTTTAGTTCTAGGTTTTCTTTTAGCATACTTCCTCTTCATAGCTCATAACATTTGTTTGTAAATATCCTTCTAGTCCTCTATTCTTATTCCAAATATATGCTTGTCCACATCGTAATGTACCTACATATCCTTGTGTTTTATGCCAAGTGTCATTAGCACATATACTAGGAATAAACCTAACTTTAGTACCCATATACTCATTAAGCATTTCTTTATGTTTATGTCCACAGTGCACCTCTCTAACCTTACATCTACTCCACATGTC